AGTTATGAACTATTTGAGAACCAAGTGGGATTATGTGGTTGATTTATCAACAAGTGCCATATTTGATGTCAATTACACGGGTAAAACTACAACTACAAATGACTACTATACTTTAACAAGAGGTAGTTCTGTTATCGGTAATTCATTCTGGGGAGGTCAAAATATGAAGTATGTTATGAGTGGTGGAACTAATGGTGAGTTTGTATCGGGTTTCCTCACATCTAATTTAGGAATAAATGTGAATCTGACTGATAGTAATGGTTATGTTATTGATAGTGCGACATGTCGTAAAACAAATAGTCCAATTATTACATATTCTGCGGGAACATATAACCTCACTATGGATATGGACTACAATTGTATTGACCCAAGTCCAACACCAACGGAAACGATTACTCCAACACCAACAATTACGGAAACAATTACGCCGACACCAACAATTACTGATACTCCAACTCAGACACCTACACCATCATATACACCAACGATGACACCAAGTCCTACAACTCCATCTACCGCAAGTGTTACATTTGTTGGTGGAGCCCAAGATACGGCTAATAATACAACATACACTTTCAGTAGCTTAAATACGGGGGTAGGTCTTGTTGTTGTGGCGATTTCTTGTTCGGCAACATCTCAAAGAGCGTTGAGTTCAGTAACTATTGGCGGTGTTAGTGCTACGATAAACCATAGCCTTTCGGTTGGTGGTGGTTCATCGGGTGGTAATCCAATAATGTATGGTATGGCTTATGCGGTTGTAACTGGCTCAACAAATAGTGTTGTTGTCACTTGGAACGGACAAGCACTCAATACTAATGTCGCTTATTGGAGAATAAATGACTATAATTCAACTACGCCAGTCTATAACGGACAAGCATCTAATAACACCTCATCAACTGGTTTATCTTTAACCACATCATCTTTAAGTGGAACAAGTGTTGGTATTGCCGCATCTATTTTAGGGGCAGCAAATACTACTCAAACTTGGACTAACGCAACCGAAGTATATGACGGAACGATTGAGTCTGGTGTTCCATCAACATCGGGTGCTAACTTCACAACATCATCAAGTGGAACGAGACAAGTATCAACATCTCACGCAAGTAATTCATATGGTGAGATACTGATTATGTCGGTTTGGAACTAAAATAGGACTATGCTAATAATCAACAAAAACGATGTAAATAATTTGGTTGTAAGTGCCTCACAGCACAAACAATCATCGGGACAAGTATTTTATCTATTCTCTTTTCAACATATTATGTCAAAAGAGTTGGTAAGGTTTTTCCCTCGTATGATTGTAAATAACCAAAGATACGATGAGTTTGATTTCTTGGAATCAGAGCCAGAGGATTTAACCTTAACCCCTCCAACGATTACATTTCCATATGAGGGTATGTATTACTACTCTGTTTATGAAATGTCCTCATCGGGACAAACAAACCCTCAATACGCAATCTCAAAGGTTGAGGAGGGTAGAGCAGTTGTGTATAACAGAAATGTTCCATCACCATTTATTCAATTTAGCGGAACAAATGATAATAACGCTAACTGGATATTTATCTCAGAGGACGAACAACCAGTTTACCCAACAAACACATTTAGAATAAAAGCCGAAAGCGGGTATTTGATTATGACCCAAGAAGGGGACTATATCAACTACGAACATTAAAATATTTAAGAATATGTCAGACATACTAATATCTCAATTACCTACCTATACTGGCGACCCGAGCGGTGTGTGGGTTATTATCAACAACTCGGGTAATACATCAACATTTAAGGCCCAACTTGATAATATTGTTAGTGGTTCAACTGGCACGAGTGGTTCGTCAGGCAGTTCTGGTTCATCGGGTTCAAGTGGAACGAGTGGCGCTTCGGGTTCATCGGGCACGAGCGGTTCAAGCGGTAGTAGTGGAACATCAGGCACTTCTGGTTCAAGCGGTAGTAGCGGAATATCGGGCAGTTCGGGGTCAAGTGGCACGAGCGGTAGTTCAGGCTCATCGGGAACGAGTGGAACAAGTGGAGTTGCTGGTTCAAGTGGAACGAGCGGTAGTTCGGGTTCATCGGGGACGAGCGGACAAGCAGGAACATCGGGTTCAAGTGGTTCGTCAGGCACAAGCGGTTCATCTGGTTCAAGTGGAACAAGTGGTGATAGTCAATTACAAGCAGGACAAGGGGCAAACTCAATTCAATCAAAATACTACGCATCGGGCAATACTTTATCACCAACGGGTGTAATGATTGGTGGAACTGGTAATACCATTTCATCTACGGGAACATATAACGCAATTATTGCTGGTGAAGGTAATAGTATTACTACTGGTGAGGATAATGGTATTTATGTTGCTAAAAACTCTACTATTGGTGGTTCGTCAAGTTATTCAGCAATCATCGGTGGTAGAACTCATACAACAAATAATCAGTATGCTTTCATCGGTGGTGGAGCACAGAATACGGCAGGTTATTTATCAGCAGCAATTGCTGGTTTTAACTTAAATGCGACTAACCAAGCAGCAATTGTAAATGGTGAAAACAACACGGCATCGGGTGCCTATGGAGGTATATTTGGAGGAACGGGAAGTATTGTTAGTGGAACTTATTCATTAAACTTTGGTGGTTCATCGGCAGTATCTTATGGTGGTGAATATAACACAATCCTAAATGGTGCGAGTAATGGTATAAACGACCAAAATAACAACCCTGGATATAAAGACCAAATCTTAAATGGTGAAGCAAACAAAATTAGGGGTGGTGCTCGTTTTGCTTCAATTTACAACGGGTATAACAACATATTAGATACAAACGCTAATTTTAGTTCAATTTACCAAAGTGCTAATTCAACTATTCAAGGAAACGGAGCATTTCATAATTCAATTATGAATAGTGATGCGAGTGAGATTTTTACTAATGGTGGTAGTGATGATATACACAATACAATTTCATCTTGTTATGATGCTACGATAAACAATTCGGCGTGGTGTGGTATCTACAACTCATCAGATAATGCTGATATTACCTCATCAACGGGTTCAACAATCTTTGGTTCAAGAAGTGCGGCTATTGAAGGAGCTACAAATAACGCAGGTATTTATTCATCACAAGGAGCAGGAATAAATATTCCTAATGGTGGTATTTCTAATACTATTTTTGGTTCTAAACAAGCCAATATTTCAGGCGGAACACAAGATTATTCAAGTATTTTTTCAAGTGAAAGTTCCAAAATAGTATCATACTATACGGGAACAACTGACTATGGTAAGTATAACTCAATTTACAACTCAAACTTGGGTAATATTTATGTTGAAAGCGGGCAATATAATACCTTGTTAGGTGGTAGAGGAAACTATATTTCAGCATCTACGGGCAATTACAACACAATTCAAGCATCGCAAAATTGTGATATTAAAATTAGTACTGGTGAATATAACGCATTTTATTCATCTTATGATAGTGATATTACAACAGACCTAACAAGAGCAATTGGTATTGGTTTAAGTGGTAGAACACTAACTGAAAGTAATACAACTTATACTGAAAACTCATACCACTTCGGACAAGAATATAGTAATACAACAAGTCAGACTGGTTCAACTCTAACGATAAATATGAATAATGGTAATATCCATTTTATTCAAGTTACGAATAATTTAGGTTTGACTTTAACTAACTTAAAAAATGGTGGAACATACAGAGTTGTTGTAGAAACAACTGGAAACTACACCCTAACAAGTTTAACAACAAGTGGATTTACACAAAAGAAAGATAGTAATTTCAACAATTTAACTAATACTGGATTTGTTGAATTGACCTTTACTTGTGTAAATGGATATGTGTCTTGTCGTCATAGCGGCACTTTGTCATAATAATATTTAAGGGGGAGGATATGTTCTCCCCTTTTTAGCCTAATCGGTGGGTGTATAACTCACAAAATTATATTATAGATTATAGATATGGAAAATAAGAAAAAAAATGACCTAAGGATGTTCGAGTTCGGTGCTGGAGCACAACTCCCATCGTTCGAGGAGGTTATCAACTCAAAGCCTTATGTGTTCTTTGGTAATGATAATTTATGGCCTCAACACTCAATCCAAATGTATAACTGGTCTTCAATTATGAGAGCCTGTGCCAATGCCGTTATTAGTGGAGTTATTGGTAAGAATATGTTGATTGACGGGAAAGAAGCAATAAAGATGGTAAACTCAACAGAGACGATTTACGACATCTTTAAGAAGGTAGCCATAGATTTTGTTATCCATAATGGTTTCTCGTTAAATACGATTAAAAGAAGAGACGGAGAGGGTATTGCTAACCTTTACCATATGGACTTTTCTAAATTAAGAAGTGGTAGAGTTGACGACTTTGATTATGTTAAAACCTATTGGTATTCTGCCGATTGGACTTTGGTAAACAAATACAAGCCCGTTGAACTTGAATCATTCAGTTTAGCAGCTGATGCTCCATCTCAAGTGTATTATGCCTTCCCATATCACCCTAATCAAAAATACTACCCACTACCTTATTGGATTGGTGGTCGTATGGCAACGATGTTGGATATTGAGATGATGAATTACGAACTCAATTATATCCAACAAGGGTATTTCCCATCTTTGTTTATTTCGTTGAATAACGGAGCAGCAAACGAGGAGGAAAGAGATATGATTTATAGACATATGGAGGAAAGGTTCTCATCTGGTAACCGAGCTGGTAGTATGATTTTGGCATTCTCTGACTCAAAAGAAAATGAACCAACAATCACCCCTATTCAAGCAGCAAATAATGCTGATATGTTCTTGGCATTATCAGACCAAGTAGAACAAAAAATCTTAACAAGTTTTAACATCACAAATCCATTATTGGTTGGTATTAAAACTGCGGGACAATTAGGTAATAAAAATGAAATGGTGGAGGGTTACGAACACTTCATTAAATCAGTTATTATTCCTAAACAACAATACCTTATTCGTGAGTTTGAGAAATTGTTATTCTTTATGGACGGACAAACACATAAGATTACAATAGAACAAAATAAGTTGTTTGAGGATGAAACAGCTACGGGGGGTATGGTAAATCCATTACAAAATCCACAAGACACACAAGTAGAAATATGAGTTCAGTAAGAGGTATTTTATTAGTAAGTGAAAAGAAGGTTAAATCCTTCTCCGATATAAATGAGAATCTTGATTCAGCGTTGTTGTTACCTATGATTGAGGTGGCACAAGAAATCGGTTTACAAACTTTGTTGGGTTCTCGTTTTTACAATCACATTTTGGACGCAGCATCGGGTAACACCTTGACTGGGCCTGAGACAATTCTTGTAAATGATTATATTGCCCCTTATTTGTTATGGAGAGCAGTATATGAGGCAACACCTTCAATCTATATGAGGTTGATGAATAAGAGTATTTCTATTGGTGAATCACCGAACTCTAAGGCAATTGACAAGGGTGATTTATCGTATCTTAGAAATATTCAACAATCACGATACGAGTTCTATTCTATGCGCCTTATGGATTATATTCAGTGGAGACAAGCAGATTTCCCCGATTATTTCCAATACATCGCACAAGATGGAATGCCAGCATCATCAGAAAACTATTTTGGTGGTATTCATATCGGGCCTGGTGCCAGAAGATTACCGAGTTATTATAGTGGATTACCAAATTATTCTGACCCTGCGTTCCCTGGTAATTGTTGTGGGGGTTCTTATTACAATTATTAAGATATGGATTTTGATTACATTTTAGCGTTCATCACCTCAACCATTACTGGTGTTTCAAGTTATCTTATCGGTTCTAAGAGAGCCAAAAAAGAAAATGATAACCTAACACTACAGAACATAGAAAAGTCCATTACAATTTATCAAACGATAGTAAATGACCTTAAAGGAGAGATTATTGAACTCAACAAAAAGGTTAAGGGACTTGAGGAAAAAATAGATGAGTTAATGGAGGAGAATATCACCTTAAAACATATGTTGGAAAGTAAATCAAGAAAAACTAAACAAATATAAATAATATTATTTTGGCAATTCCAAGTCCTTCATCGTCAGAAAATAAATCTAAGTTCGTTACTCGTTGTATAAGACAAATTGTCAGTGAGTATAAACAAGACCAAGCAGTGGCAATCTGTATCTCTAAATGGGATAATGAAAAGTTTGCTGAGTATCCCTGGAATAAATGTATTTCAGACCAAGTTGATAGAGGATATTCGGTAAAAACAGCAGAGAGAATCTGTGGTTGGATTAAAGCCCAAAATCAGTAAAGCTCCCAAAGTTTTAGATTTTAACCCCTTTCCCCAGAAGGGGTTTTTTTATGCTCTTAAAATCCGTGTCGTTTATTGAATTGTTTGTAAACGGGATTTGAGGGGTCAGTTATATCATACCCTAAACCTACTAATATCTGTTTTGCCATATCAACTTCCCATTCGTATAGGTTATTATTATCTATACGAGAATTGTTGTTTATGGGGTTATTTTCCATATGTATTTTTTTACATATTTTACATTCAGAATCACGACCGATTGTTCGTTTGTTGTTTCTAAAAAAATCTGCTTCTGGTTTATATTCTTTACAAGCTTTACACTCAATAAACATTATACCATCTGAATTGGTAAAGGTTGGGATTACAATATTATTACTCATATTGAAAAAATACTAATAATTTATATTATGATAAATAGAGGGGGGTTGGAGTTTTTCAAGTTTCACACAATTACTCATATCAAAAGCAAGTGCCATATTGCTTTATTTTTTTTCTCCACCCCCCTTTATTTAAGTATGTTAGAGAGATATCCATATTATTACAGAAAAGGGAATATAAAGACCCTACAACCACTTTCATCACCAACTATGAGTGATGTATCATCTTGGGTGTCAAAGATGTCTCAAATCAAATATTTTAACAACTATAGGGTATATCTCTTTGGTTCATTATCACAAGGATATTCTAACCCTACAGATATGGATATTCTTTTTACTGGTGGTGAGTATGACCCCGCTAAATTAAGTTGGTTGTTGGATATGGGATTGAATATTGGTATGAACGAAATAGGGGTCAATACAGACACTTTCTACATACCAGACATAAGTTACCTTGATTTACCCTTTGCTAAACCATTAGGTGAAGGATATTCAATCTATACGAGTTATGATTATGTGGTTGAGGCGATGGCTGGTGAGTTAAAAGTATTCAGAGATTACCAAAAGAATTATACTAATGGGTTGTATGAGTTCAAACATACTGGTAACGCACAAAAAGCAGTAATGAGAGGATATGTTCCGTCAAAACATAT